ACCAACGACGCGGACCTCGCTGCCGTCACCCGCTCTTAGTCTTTTAGTCTCTTAGTCTCTTAGTCTCTTTTACCATGCCTTGGACGTTTAACCCCTTCAGCGGCACGTTCGATCAAAAAGGATCGGGCGGCGGCGGCGCGTCCTACATCGACGGCGAAGTAGCCGCCCACGCAGACCTCCCGCTCGACGGAACGGCCCCGCTCAACAGCGCATGGCTGGTGCGCAGCAGCTCGGGAATATGGCCGTTCAACAAGCCTGCGGGCATCTACTATCGTTCAGCCACCCTCGGCGTCAGCCGCGATGCTGACTACACCTACGGCGGCACGCTGGGTGACGTGTTCAGCGACTCCGTCTTCCTCCTGTATGACGAGGCTTCAACGACCCGCACCGGACAATTCAACCTCGGCAACATTACCGCAGGTCAGAACCGTGTGCTCACTTGGCCCAATGCCAACGGCACCATCGCCCTGCAAAGCGAAGCCTACGACTTCTACTACGCAACAGCACCGTCTGGAGCCACAGGCGGCTCTGGCTCCGTATGGGTCTGGAACATTCCGTCATGGTCTACGATGCAAGTCATCACAATGATCGGCGCGGGTGGCGGCGGCGGCAGCGGTCGCGTTGGCGCATCTGGTTCTGTTGTCGGCGGTGGCGGCGGCGGCGGCAGCGGCGCGTTTGGCACGTTCACAACACGGATCACGGGCGGAGATCAGATTGAAGTTCTCGTCGGCGCGGGGGGCGCGGGCGGTGCGGCGGCTGGCACGGCCATAGGCAACGGATCAGCCGGAACGGAAGGCGGCGACACTTATGTCAAATGGGTTACGCCAAACATTACGCTGCGGACAAGCTCCTCTTTTGGGGCAGGAGGCGCTGGCGGCGGCGGTGGCAATGCCGTTCTTGGCTCCAATGGAACGGCAGGAGCAGGCTCCGCCGCTACCATACTTGGCACCGGCGGCAACGGGGCTGGGGGCAACGCGGGCAGCTTGGTTGGCAACGCTGGTGGCGGCGGAAACAATAACTCAACGCAAGGCGGACGAGCAGGCGGCTCCATCGACGCGACACCAACGGCATTCAATGGCGGAACGCTGGGGGGAAGTTCTTTTACAGACATTCGTGAATCTTTTCTTTTGCCCAACCTCTCGCCAAAAATCGGCACAGGCGCAAAGGGTGGCAACGCCTCAACAACCGCCAACGCACAAGCGGGAGACAACGCTGGTGGGCTTGGCGGCGGTGGCGGCGGCGGCGGTGCGGCGCTTTCTGGATTTTTAAGTGGCGCTGGCGGCAACGGAGGCAACGGTTTTGTCCGCATCAACTGTTACTGACATGAACTCACTCGCCATCATCCGCGAATCAGACGGCAAGGTTGTGACCTTTGTTCGCCCCGACCAGCCGCAGGGGTGGAAGCCGCCCGCAGGCACCCGCGCCATTCCTGACACCGACCTTCCGGCCAACTGGGAGCAAGCGGAAGAGGTCAACACCTCCGAACCGATCACCGCCGAAGAACACCTCCGCAGTGTCGGCCTCGCAGGCGACCGCCAGCCCACACTTTTGTATCTGCGCCAAAGCCTCACCGCCGCAGGCAAAACCTGCGCCGAGCTGGACGCCGTCGAAGCCTATTTGCAGCAGATCCTCACCATGTTCGCCGCCAATCCGGCGCCGCGTAACGACTGGCCGAATCCCAGCGTCACTTTTGAAGCCGCCGTGCAGTCCGCCATGCAGGCCCTCAACTCCTAATGTCCCTCAACTCTCAACCCTCAACTCTCAACTGACAAAATGCGCACCGTCACCTTACAAAGCATTTTGTTACGCGCATGGCAACGCGCCGGTAACGATGGCAGCGACATAGCTAACATCCCATCCGGCGCAAGAACCATGATGACCGCCGCCGCCAACGAGCGCATCGCGGATTGTTGGGAATGGGCCGATTGGCCTGAGCTTATGCGCGTCGAGAGCCGCACCGTGCAGGGCGATGCCACCAACGGCTATTACATCGACTATGAGCAAGTCGGCCAGACCGCCATGGGAGAGGTCTTTGGCGTCCTAAGAGACAACCCTGCAACCCACGCCGCGCCCCGCGCCATTGGCTTTACGCTCCTTGGAGATGCCATTCGCTTCCCCGAAGACACCGACCTGCCAACTAGCGTCTACGTCAACTACCGCATCCGCCCGACCGAATACTCCGCAAGCAACCTCTCGGCGACAGTGCCCAGCGTCATCGCAAAAGCAGTTGGTCTGATGCTGAGTGCAGATTTGCTCCAAGAGGACGGACAGACCGACAAAGCACTCGCCATGGAACAGATGGCCGAGTCCGAGCTGATTAGCCAGCGCGACAAATATTACTTCCAACAGGGCCAACCCTCCATGTGGACGGCCCGCGTCAACCAATACTAATCCTATGAACCCTAACGTCAGAACAACGAACAAAGCTAACGGCGTCCGCCTCATCTCCGACACCACGGCCGTCACCGGAACATTCAGCGTTGTCGAAAGCCTCGACGCTGCGACCAAGTTCCACACGCTCGCGGGCAATCAGACCAACGTGGCGAACACGACAGGAGCCAGTGCCTATGCGTTTCCGGTCGGCACCGCCATCGAAGGCAACTTCACCGAGATCAAGCTGCACGCAGGAGCTGTGCTTGCCTACTTGAAGTAACGCATCTGAGGAGCCGCGCGATGAGCCTGTCGTATTTTCATCACAACATGAGCACCACCGAGAAGGGTGTGCTTGGAACGGTTACTAGCATCGGCTCAAGCGTCTTCTCAATGCTCCCTCACCTAGAAACAACCCTGCGAGTCGCCGGTCTTTGTGTCGGCCTCGCGGTCGGCGTAGTCACCCTAATTTCGGTCCTCCACGACCTGAGAAAGAAACAGAAGCAAAAATAATATGCGTAACTACAAAACAACCCTCCTCGGAATCCTCACAATCATCGCCTCGCTCTCGACCGCTGGCCGCGAGTTCCTCGCCAACGGCAGCATCCCCGACCTCGGCCTCATCGCCGCGAGCCTGCTCGCCGGTTGGGGCTTGATCGTCGCCAAGGACAACAACGCCCGCCTCTGACTCCATGCCCGCCCGCGTCACAAAACTCATTGCAGTTGCGATCCTCGCCGTGAGCTGGGCTGTCGCTGCGGCTGGCTGCGTGACGGTCGGCTATGACTTCGTGAAGCAGCAAGCCACCGTCACCGTCAACCCGCCGCCCAAAGGCCACGCGAAGTAACCATGTGGAAGTGGATCAAGAGACTATTTGGAAAGCCGTCCGCGACTGGCCCAGCGCCAGCCTCGCCGAGCTTGCCATTAGAATCCACAACCGTCTCCATACCCGCCGCGAGCAAAGCCTACGACGAACGCAGGCTGAACACCCCGAACAAAAGCGGCAGACCCATCACACCGACCATGATCGTCCTGCACCATACGAGCGGCAGCTATAACGGCTCCGTCTCTTGGTGCATGAACCCTGAGAGCAAAGTGTCCTACCACGTTATCATCGCCAGAAACGGCAACCGCACCGTCCTCGCCGACGATACGGCCCGCTGCTGGCACGCGGGCATCAGCTCATGGCAAGGAGCGCCGGACTGCAACAGCTATTCCCTCGGCGTGGCGTGGGACGGCAATACCTACGAAGACCCGCTCGGTGAAGCGGCCATGGACAGCGCCATCCAATACATCGTGCCCCGCATGAAGCGCTGGCACATCCCGATGTCCCGCATCGTCACCCACCAGCAGATCGCGCCCAACCGCAAGAACGACATCAGCCCCGCCGACGCGGCGCGGTTCAAAAGCAGGCTGAAGGCGGCACTTAACTAATGGCATTAGAATCTCCAGTGCAAAGAGATGGTGACGCCGGATTCCTCGGCTTCGCCTCCCGTTTGAACCCGCTGACGTTACCCGCCGGAATGCTGCAAGACAGCGTCAACATGCGCTTGGATCGCGGGGTCGCACAAACCCGCAAGGGCAGCAAGCGCCTCACCGACACCATCGGCACGACCGGCGCCCCGCTGACTCTCGACTTTACCCTCGGCACCGACAAGGCAGTCACCTCGATCACCCGAGCCTCGACCACCGCGACCGTCACCGCCACCGCCCACGGATTCACCACCGGCGACCAAGTGAACATCCGTGGCGCCGCGCAGACAGACTACAACGGCGACTTCATCGTCACCGTCACGGACGCCAATACTTTCACCTACACCGTCAGCGGCAGCCCCGCGACACCGGCCACCGGCACTATCATCGCCAACAATGGCCCCGAAGTGCGCGACAGCTACGAGGGCGGACTCTACGCGGCCGGTGTCTTCGCCAGCCAGAACTACGACAACGCCAACGAATTCATCGTGCTCGCCGGAAGCGACAGCGCCACCCTTTACCGGCAGGGACAATCGCCGGTGGTCAAAACCTACCCGACCAGCCCCGCCGAGAAGATCGAAGGAACCGACACTGTCAGCGTGCTACAAGCCTTTGATCGTTTGTATATCCTCCGCGAAGCCTCCCGCACCGCCACCGGCTATGAGGAAAAGCTGACAACAGCCTCCGGCATCACCGTTTCCTCGACGACGGCCACGGTCAACGTCACGGCCCATGGCTATCCGGCTGGCGCCCGTGTCCGCATCGAAGGCAGCACCACGCCCGCCTTCGACGGACACGAATACGACATCGTCAGCAGCTCGACCGACAGCTTCACCATCACCGTGCCAGCACTCACCGCAACCCATGCCGCCGCAGGGATCAAGGTGCGGAGAACAAAGCCGCCGATTTATTGGGACGGCGGCAGCGGCAACTTCGTCCGCGCCACCGCAGGCGTGCCCGCCGCAGGCGTCACCTACACGACCATGCCGAGCACCGGCTGGGCGGCCTACCACAACAACCGGCTTTGGTT